GAACATCCCAATAGAGTTTCAGTTGATTTGTTTTTGCCTTTAATAGCATCATAAAGTCGACTTCTTAGATTTGTTTTAATCTTAAAAAGTGGATCACTTTTTTTACGATGTTTATAATAATTTCGTTTATATTCTCGTCTATCTTCTTTGTTGAAAGAGAACCATTCTTTAGCCTTTAAAGAAATTTTCTCTTTATTAAGTTTTCTATAATTAGAAAGATGTTCTTTATTCTTGAGACGCCAATTAGTTTGATGACACAAATTACATAGATGGGTTTTTCTTTTTGGCCCAACATTAGCTAATGGAAATTGTTTTTGACAACCAGTGCACATCCAATTCATAGAATGAATTATACACAGGTCAATAAAAACAGTTATCAATATGGTAAAATAATGCAATGGACATTATAATCAAAAACAATTCCATGTTAATCTCTAAAGAAGATTCTAGCTTTGCTAAGCTATTAGAGTCAACTTTATCATATACAGATAAGTCAAAGCAATATCAACTTAAAAGGTTAGGTAAAACTATATGGGGAAGAAGCTCTCCAGAGTTTAAAAGACTTCAACAAGAAGTTAATGGCAAGTTGTATGAGAAAAGCAACTCTGGAGAGTGGATTGTAAATTCTGCATTCTTTGATTATTTAGTTCAAGAATATCCAGAGTTTTTTAAAAATGCAAATATAACTGATGATAGAAAAGAAACTGGTGAAAAAATTGTATTACCATGGGTTAATAAACCTTTTGATCCTCGCCCTTATCAAGAAGAAGCTATAGAATTAATGATGTCAAATTATAGAGGCGTTATTAATTTTGCTACAGGCCTTGGAAAAACTTTAGTTGCAACACATTTCATAAAACGATATAAGAAAAAAGCATTAGTAGTTTGCCCTAGCGATTCTGTTGCTAAGCAATTTTACAATCAATTTATTGAATGTTTTGGGAAAAATAAGGTTGGTTTTTATGGTGGCGGAAAAAAGAAAATTAGCGATATTACAGTTGCTATTGCTGCTTCGGCAACTAGAAATATTGAAGAACTCAGACAAGCTGATTTTGGAGTGGTTATTTTTGATGAGGTACACCATACTCCTGCGTCCACATTCTTTGAAATTAGTCAAGGCTTATCAGGAGTTGGAAAGGTATTTGGTCTTACAGCAACAGATTATAGATCAGACGGAAAAGACATAATGATGACTGCTGGGTGCGGAAGAGTTCTTATTAGAAGAGACATTAAATGGGGAGTAGATAACGGCTTTTTAGCTACACCATACTTTATCGTTAGAGAAGTAAATACTGGTAGTAGAGATTTTAAAGATGATAAGCTAAAATCATATAAAGAGCATGTATTAAACAATCAAATAATGAAAGATAGAATTCTTAATGATGCTAAATCAATGATTGCTGCAGGTAAAGCTGTATTAGTATTAGTTGATGAAGTTGCTCATGGAGAAGAGTTATCTAAAGCACTTGGAGTTCCTTTCGCTACTGGTGAAGATAAAAATTCACAACAATATGTTGAAGACTTAAATAGTCATAAAATACAAGGTTTAATAGGAACAGATGGTAAAATTGGAGAGGGAAGTGATACAAAAAATGTAGATGTATTAATTCTTGCAAACTTTGTAGCAAGTAAAGGGCCAGTAATTCAATGTATAGGAAGATCGTTAAGGAAGCAAGGAATCAAGACAAAAGCGTTGATATTGGATTACATCCCAATGGGATCAACAATGTTAAAGAGACATGCTCTACAGCGAATGGAATACTATCTGGAGATAACAGACAAAGTAAAACATGTAACTGTAATGGATGCGACCGAATAGCTTCTAAAAAAGGTATGTGTGAAAAGCATTATCGCCAACATTGGCGCTCCTTAAATAAAGAGCACAATAAAGAATATGCCGCCAAATATCACCAAGAAATTCGCAAACCAATTCTTCAAACCTTGCATAAACCTAAAGAAAAGCAATGTTTAAAGTGCAGCACCCTGTTTATTAGGGTTGGAGCTAATCAAAACTTCTGTTCTTCTAAATGTAGAGACCAATTGGCTTATTTAAAAAATAAAGAAGAGATCTTAAAAGAGAAATCTATTTATTATGAGACAAATAAGGTTAAAATAAATGAACAAAAGAAACTCTATAAAAGAGAGCGAAGAAAAGATCCTTACCAAAGATTAAAAGATAATTTAAGGTCTAGATTTAACCATGCATTAAAGAATAATTACAAATCTGGTTCAGCTATAAAAGACTTAGGCTGTTCAATCTCTGAGCTCAAAAAGCACTTAGAATCTAAATTCGACTCTAATATGACTTGGAGTAATTATGGATCTTATTGGCAAATCGACCACATTGAACCATTGTTTAAATTTAATCTATCAGATCCAGAACAGTTAAAACAAGCTTGCAATTATAAGAATCTTCAACCTTTATCAAAAGAAGAACATAAAGCTAAATCTGCTCTCGAACAAAGTGTGAGATAATACCTATATGCCTTTAAGTAAAAAAGACTTATCAGATATAGCAAAAGAATTTGCAGTCACTAAGAGTGATCAAGCGGACGATAAGTCAGCTATACCTAATATTGAAGAACAAGTAGCTAAAAAACAAGAGCAAGTTACTAGAACTTATATTCCATATAATAATGCGCACATAGAGAGAATTACTCCATATGAGCAAGAACATAGATGGTTAAATGGTGTTACATATACCACAATAACTCAATCACAAATAGAGACAGTTAGTCAAACATCTGGTAAATCTGTATTCTTCTTTCCAGATTCTTGGACAAAAAGTAACGCACAACTTCAACCAAATGGTAATGGTAACCCTAAAACAACAAGTTTAAATAGTGAAGACTATGTAATAAATAGTAGTATTTATTTACGTGGATTAAGTTCTATGATAAATATAATGAGAAACGGTATCTCTGGTGCTGGTGGCAACACCGTAACTAAACAACCACAACACGATATTCCTGCTGGGCCAATCTCAAATTTACAAATAGACGTTGATAGTGTTTTAAATTTCAATGCTAATGATTTAATATTTATAAATAAAGGATCAAGTAGTGGTCTTTATTATATAAATTCTGTCGATATATCTCACTTAACAATAAGCAGCATTATCCCTTCACAAATAGGTTTTACAGGACAAGGATCAAGTATTAGAAACAATGTTGCTGGCTTTACTTTATCTGAGAGACAGAGTTTAACATCTTCAACTTATCAAGAGTTATTGACAAATCTCTCTAATGAGATTATATCTGCGGTTTTATTGTGGGAAACAGCATTAAACAATCAATTAGCTCAACTTAACATCAATATAGATTCAGCTAATCAAATTTCTGTAGCAAAGAGTAATATAAATACAGCAAAAAGTGCTATTGATTTATGGCAAGCTCTATCTAATACTGGAATCTCTGGTAAATTTACAGATACGAATTTAAACAATTTAACTACAGCTTATAGTACAAGAACATCTTTTATATCAACTAGAGCATCTCAAATAACAACTGCTTTAGGTAATGTTTCGCAAGATTCTCAGGGTAATTATTCTGGGGCAGGCTTATATTTACAAAGATATAAGTGTTTGAATTTCCTAATCAATACTTCTAATGGCCCGTTATATCAAATATTTGGTTTAAATACAGCAAAAACTACTTTCCAAGCTAAGGTGGCTAATGCTTCTGATAAGTTAGCAACTTATAGTAACTTAGTTCGCTATGGTGCTTTTATGGCAGATCCGTCTGGCAATTCTATAAAAATAGACTCAGCTTCTCAGTTTTCTAACGGCGATGCTGTCTTATTAACAGGAACGGATCTGCCTAGCATAGAGTGTAACGTCTCTAATGTGTCTGGGCAAACCGTTACACTAAACATAAATATCCCTAAAGAATACACTAAGTCAGCAAAAAGTGGAATTATTAAAGCCATATAGTGTATAATCTAAGTTATGAGACCAGTAAATAAAGCAGGTATAGATCTTATTAAGTCATTTGAGGGGTTGTTTCTTAAACCTTATTTAGATGCAGTAGGTATACCTACTATAGGCATAGGTACAATTCAATACCCAAATGGACAAAAAGTTTCCATGAAAGATCCTGCTATAACAGAGGCTCAAGCTATTGAATTTCTAGAACATGAAGTTAATATGAAAGCTAGCGCTGTAGAGAAGATGGTAAAAGTTCCATTAAATGATAATGAATATGCTGCATTAGTATCGTTCTCTTACAATGTTGGATCTAATGCACTTCAAACATCTACACTACTTAAGCTGTTAAACTCTGGAGCAGATAAGACTGCAGTAGCAGATCAATTCTTGCGATGGAATAAAGCTGGTGGAAAAGAATTAAAGGGATTAACAAGAAGAAGAGAAGCTGAACGTTCCCTTTTCTTACAACCGATGGTAGAATCTACTAGTGAAGAAATGTTACCATCTGAACCAACAGATGATGATATTAATGCTAAACTTAAAAAGTTGGAGGACGATATTATGAAGAAATAGATGTTAAAACCGCCTTGAGTACTCTTAGTTAAATCTATCGGCTTTCAACAACCAATTAACTAGGAGAAATTATGAAAATTCATTTATTGAAATTAAAAGCAGAGCTTAAAGTATTAGCTCAACAAATCAAAACATTAAAACCGCAACGTAAACAATTAGCTAACGGATATGTACCTGGACTTGCTGCAACTCAGCATGAATTCAGATATAAACATATTGCTTATTGTCTATTACGTGGCAGAACTCTAGAACAAATAGAAAATAAAGTTAGAGACCCAAATGATTGGGGATATCAAGATTCTCGTAAAAGAGCAGCTAGAATTGTTACAGAAATTTTGGAGGCAACTCAAAATGCAGCAATCAAGCCATAAGCTTTACATTATTGTAGATAAAACACTGAGCAGCTCTCAACAAGCTGTTCAGGCTTGCCATGCAGCGATTGAATTTGCAAAAGCTTACCCAGAATGGAAGCATCAAAGTCTTGTTCTTTTAGGTGTAGATGATGAGGATCAATTAGAGGAATGGTATACTTTTCTTGCACATCAGCCAAAAGTAAAGACTCACTTCTTTAGAGAATCTTTTTGGGACGATAGATTAACAGCTATTGCTGCATACGGCTGCGATCATGAAGTAAGAAATTTACCACTACTGTAAGTATAATATTATTGCACGACCGCGTAAACGGGTGGTGACATCAACCAGAGATTGTAAAGAGCTTTACGGTGTTCCTTTTCTGGCTGAAGCCTACACGCTAGTACTTGATGTCGTTAGGGATTGCATCCATGGCCCAAAGCCTCTCTCTTGAGATAAATATGTTGACGCAATCGAAATCTAGCTCGTGCACTTTTATTTTCGGAGGTTATGCACCTATAGCTCAGCTGGTTAGAGCTGGAATCTCTAAAATTCTGTAAGCGTGGGTTCAAGTCCCACTAGGTGCTCCATACACTTATGTCTAAGTTTTATCACAAACCTCCAGATCCAAGAGCATATTCATCGTCATCTATATGGACAGATGATGGAAAACAATTCATAAAGCTAATGAATTTAGTAATAAAACTCAAAGTAGCTCGTATTGGACATTTCATTGCATGAATTGGATTGGTCAAGATTTCTCATCAAAAATGATCATCAGTTTACTTCCTGGTTTTAACTTGCCACCTGGATACTGGCAAGTACAGCTTCAATACATGTCTGAGAGCAGTAATAACACCATGTATCATAATGAAACTTTCATGTGTGGTGGTAAATCTGAAGAACTAAAAGTAGTACTTGGTAGAGATGTACGTGGCATAAATATTACAATATACAGACATAATTCTTTTCCGGGTAGCTCAAGTGGCGTGATAAATAAATCGATCTCTGTACACGAACTAATCTTACTCAACCTTGCTCAACAATTACTTAAGCTAAAGTAAGTCAAAGCCCTCTTTAAAAGTTGGGGAGGGCCCTGGTCTCCACTTCCTTAATAAAATTCTTACTAACTCTTGCCACGTGTGCACTGCACACGTGTGTGAACGCGTTCCGCGTTCACGTAAGCTTAGTATAAAATTTTCTCTGGTTAGATAGGTTAGCAAGAGCGGTAGTGTAGATAAATTTATTGTACCCGTGAGATATGGTTTTTTAACTCAGTTTTGAAAAAATATTTTCACCAACTAAGATACCCCCAAAATGTATAAAGATGCAATCGAGGTATATATGGATAAACATACAATTGAGCAATTGCAAAAAGTTTTTAATGATAGCTATAGAATTGAAGTTAAAGTTGAAGAGGGTGGAAAACTTCCATCTAAAGTTAGAGTAACTGATGCTGGTTTTGATTTATATGCGACTGAAGATATTAAGCTTTATCCAGGACAGTCTGGGAAAACACCTCTCAATATTCGATTAAAATTACCAATTAACACTTATGCTGAGATTACTACTAAGTCTGGTTTAGGTTCAAAAGGTCACTCTGTTAGAGCTGGTATCATTGATGAAGAGTATCGCGGTGTAGTTCATGTTATTCATTCAAACGTTAATTTGATTCTTGGTTTAGATGAAGATGGTTTACCTCTTATGAGAACAGAACCTCTTGAAATTAAGAAGGGTGAAAAGATTGCTCAACTTATTATGCATCCATATTCAAATCAATACTATATCAAAGAAGTTGAAGAATTAGATATGAATACATCTCGTGGCGAGGGTGGCTTTGGTTCTACTGGAAAATAAAATTGTCAATATAATTGAAAGTACTTTTCAAGCTAAAGTAACTAGCTTACGCTTTAGACAAGAAAGTCATTATGTAAGTCATGCTGGCCATGTGCCAGCTTGTTTATATTCAGTAGATATTGAGTTAATTGAATCTAACCATAAGATGATCTCCAATGAGAGACCGCAGTTAACTATATCATCTATAGTTCAATCAGACTTTTTTAATGATAATGTTAATGGAAAATTAATGTCAATTAATAGGACATTAACTCCAAGTGGAGTAGTTACTTGTCTTAGTTTTACTACAGATAATATTCAAGATTTCTTTAACTCATTGGAAGATATAGCTTGGAAAGCATATTCAAGCCAATTCGATAGCACAATAGAAGATACACTCTCAGAAGACTAAGTATAATCCTAGCATGACGCTAGACAATCTTTCAAGCCTATTTAAAACATCAGTAAGAATTCAAGAATTAGACGCAATGGCTTCAGACGCAGTCTGGCCAGCAAATACCGAGATCTGCATAACTCGTATTCCAATACGAAAACGAGATGGTTGGGATCCTAAGAAATTTGAAGAATTTGCTAAAAAACTTAAATCCACTATGGTTCCAAATGGAATCGTATTTCTAATATGTTATGCTCCAATAGAATCTAAATCCAGACCATTTGAAGTTGCTAAGTTAATGACTGATGCTGGATTTAATCATATCGATAATATAGTTATCAAAAAGACTTGGTTTCCTGGAAAAAGATCTGAGACTAACTTAGTTAACTCGCATGAATATGTTTTACATTTCTGTAATGGAGATGTTTGGAAACTTGATCGTTTACCTTTAAGACAATATATGAAGGTTCACGATGAACTTTCTTGTCCAGGAAATACTTGGGAAATAGAAACAGGTTCTCTCGATGAGAGCTACCCAGTTGATTTGGCTGAATTATTAATTCGTATGACTAACTGTTTACCTGGTTCTGTAGTTTTTGATCCATACTGTGGAGGAACAGGATCACTTAAGGCTGCATTAAAGTTAGGTCATAGCTTCTTTGGTTTTGAAACAGATAAGAAGCAATTAAAGAAGTATGAAAAAGTTGTATCTGATTTTAATGAAGGTAAACTTGACACTGCTACGAAAAAGAAACCTGAGCCTAAAGAAGATGATTTCTAAGTTGTATCTTATTTTGTATAATGTACTGATGAAGCTTTAAATAAAATTAAAGAAGCTAAAAAGCTACAGGATTCTAGGAGAAAATAATGATTTACGAACGATCAAAAGCTAAAAAGATTGTAGTTAAAAAAGACATAGTTAAAGAGATTGTTCAAACTACAATTGATGATATGGCTACAATTGTAGGAGCTACATTGGGCCCAGGTGGAAAACCAGTAATTATTGAAAGAGATTCTCTATCTCCACTTATCACTAAAGATGGAGTGACTGTTGCTAAGTCACTTGGAGTAGAAAACGCTGAAGCAAATATTATCGTTGATGCAGCTAAAGAAATCTGTTTAAAAACAGCTAAGGAGGCCGGTGACGGTACTACTACCGCTATCGTGTTAGCAAATGCAATCACTAAACATGGTCTTGAATTTCTTAATAAGAACCCTAAATACAATCCTCAGCGCGTTGTCAACGAGTTACAAGACTTATATAATACAAGGATCATATCCTTCCTTAAATTACATGCAAAAACAGTTAATGGGCGGGAAGAACTTGTTGATGTTGCAACAATTTCAGCTAATGGAGACAAAGCTATTGCTAAAGCTGCTGTCGATGCAGTTATGGCTGCTGGAGAAGACGGACACGTTCTTATTGAAGAAGCACAAGGTAATCAATTAAGAGTTGAAACAATTGATGGTTTTATTGTTACGTCTGGTTTAAAAGATATTGGTGCTGTTGGTCGTTTGTTTATAAATGACAGAGCTAACCAACAAGTAAAGATGGATAAAGGTTTGGTATTCTTATATGACGGATCACTTAATGACCTCAAGGTTCCAGGCGCAATACAACAAGCTATTGAAGGATCAGAACTTTATGGATTACCGATCATGGTGTTCGCTCATGGGTTTGCTGATGTTGTTATCGAAGCTTTCGGTAAATCCACAAAGGGCGGATATACAGTAGTTCCAGTTAAAACACCAATGTCTGGAGTTGCAAACTCAAGATCTTCTTTCCTATTAGATATGGCTGCATATACTGGAGGTACTGTTTATGATCCAGGTACGATTGACCGTTTTATTGAGGAAGATGGAGGACATGGCTTTGGTGCTTTCGATAGCGCGAAAGTTGGGATGTACGAATCTGTCGTTCAAGCAATCCCTGATAGCGATAAAATTGACGGTCGCATTGCTGAACTTAAACACCTCATGGATATTAGTCCCAGCGATTTTGACAAGATGCATATCAAAGCTGCTATCGGAAAGCTTACTGGCGGTATCTCGACTATATGGGTTGGTGGTGGATCTGAACTCGAAGCTAGAGAGAAAAGAGATCGAGTAGAGGATGCTGTTGAGGCTGTTAAATCTGCTATTGCAGAAGGCATAGTTCCTGGCGGATGTGCTGTTCAATTGGCTTTATCTCACATTATTGATGAGATGCCAGATAAAAAACCTTCTTATGAAATTATGGTTAAAGCTTTAAGAGAGCCTTTTAGCTTATTATTAAATAATTGTGGTGAAAATATTGAAGATGTTTGGCCTTTATTGGAACAGCAATATAAGTCATCTAACGGTCTTCCAAGCAAGATTTTTGATGCTCAAGCTCATGAAATAGTTGAGCCTATGGAAGCTGGAATTATTGAACCTGCTAAAGTTTGCCGTGTAACAATCGGTAATGCTTTATCAGTAGCTACTTTACTAACTACTCTAGGTGGTATCGTTGTTTCTCCTCGTAATGCGGGTTTAGAGCAACAATTAGAACTTTCTAAGAGTGCGTTTAAAGATATGATGTCTGGTGCAACTGGACATGTTGGACAAGAATAAGGAAGTATATGAAGAAATATTTAATTGGTGTTTTATTGTTAGCTCTTGTGGCTGGTTCTGCTTACTATTTTAAAAATAGATGTTCTGAACCGCTACCAGAACAGTTGGTGCAAGCAAATGTTAGGTGTTATATGAATACATTGTTTATTGCCCAAAATTCTTCTAAAGAAGATATATGTTTAAATTTAAAAAGAGACGCAGATTGCACTCTATCTGAAGAAGATAGACCTTTAATTGAAAAGTATTTTAAGGGGTTGTACGATAAGTGCATTATCTCTATTTTAGAGAGAGATAACCTTTGCACTGATAAGCTGGAGCTTTAATTATGAATTTTATTGAGTTGCTGAAAAATGAATACATTAGAGGTGCTTTAATTCTAGTTGTAGGTATTACAATTGGAGTTATCTTTTATCCTTCTAAAAGAATAGAAGAAAAGCTTTCAACAACTCATCAAGAAGAAATTGTTAAGCTTAAAGAACAACACTCTAAAGAGGTACAGAAACTATCTCAAGAATTAGATGTTCAACTTAAAGAGAACAAAGAGTTACATATAACAACTGAGAAAAAGATTAATTCTCTTACGTCTCAGGTCTCAGAACTAAAATCTAAACAAAAAGTATCTACATATAAACTAGTTAAACCAGATGGCACAATAGAAGAAAGAACTTTTAGCGAAAGCGAAGTAGATCAATCTACTAAAACTGTTACTAAAATTCAAGAAGAGTTTAAACAAAAAGTGGATTCTATTGAGTCTAAGTGGTCAAAGATACATGAACAAAGAGTATCTGAATTAAAAAAAGAGTTTGATTCTAAAGAGCAAGAATATAAAAAACAAATAGATACATTAGAAAAAAGCCGAGTTGTAACTACTAATGAAAAGAAGTTTGGCGTTGAGATTGGTGTTAAGACTAATAAAGACTATTATGGACACCTATCGATGGATCTTTGGGGACCAGTTTTTGTCGGCGTCCATGGAGAGTTAAATAAAGATAATGATTCTAAGTTGGGTGCTGGAATAGGAGTTCGTTTTTGACTTTTATAATATATAGAGCCACATGCTTACTTAACAATAAGAGCTATATTGGCCAAACATCTAAATCTTTAACAAGAAGGCAAAATCAACACAATAGATCTGCTATAAACAAATCCAATTTTGCTTTTCATCGAGCTATACGAAAACATGGTTTTGATAGTTTTAAGTGGGAAATACTTAAAACTGATTTAAACCATGATCAAGCTAATTTTTATGAAATTTATTTTATCAAATCTTTAAAACCAGACTATAATATGACTGGTGGCGGTAAAGGTATTACTGGTTTTAAGCATTCAAATAGTACGAAAAATAAGATCTCTAGGGCTAATGTTGGTAAAAATTCCAATAAGTTACCTTGGATAAAAGGAAGATCGCATAAAATATGTTCTAAAGAGAAGATTGCAAATTCTTTAGGTGCTAAAGAATTTCAAGTGTCTAAGAATGATAGAGTTATCGGTGAATGGTTATTGCAATCCGAATGTGCTAAACTGTTAGGTTTAAAACAAAGTCATATTAGTGCTTGTCTATTAGGTCATAGAAAATCTCATGGAGGTTATACTTTTAAGTATAAATAAATTATGTTACGATGGCTAATATTCCTATTTATAGGGATACCAGTACAACTATTAGTTTATTGTCTATACCCATTTATATATGGGTATTGGCGTTTTAAGGTATATAAAAAAGTAACGGATAAATCAAATCCTCATCATGAAAAACCTTCCCCTGGAACTGGGAAGGCTACACTGTTCAATAATTCTATTTTAGACAATACTGATGACCATGGTGCATTATCAATGTACGGTTTTATTAATAGAGAAGGCTTAGCATTGCTGCAAAATGATGGTAATTTTATCAGAAAAAGAAATGCCGACAATTCTTTAAACACACAAGCTGTATCAGGAGATGTCGTTGTTGCGTGGTGTTTTGCTAATATATTAGCATCTAATAAAGCAGACGATGCTGTATTAAAATCATTAGCTGATAATTACATTAAAAACTTAGGGACATTGTCTTATGATAATGTTGCTAATGGATATGTATCAGCAAGATGTAGTAATTTTGGCGTAAATCTCGCAAAAGATTCTGATGTATTAGGTTTATCTCAACCTGCCGCAGGTCCTCAATTTTACACCAATTGTGCTCTTTTTGCTTCTGCTTATCATTTAGGTTTTAAATATAAGTTAATCTTTTGGGCACATTGGTTGTTAATGGGTGGATGGTATTGGGCGTTTGCTCCAGTCTTATATCCAGATTATGATTCATTGTGGTATGTAAGAGATATAACAATGAAGGCTCTATATGTTAATTTGCAAGTGTTTGGGCCTAAATGGTGGATTACTAAACCTATGAAGTTTATAACAGATAAGACATGTACTTATAATAATGATTTATTTAATGCTATGTTGGGTAGAAATATAAGTGAATTACCTGAAGCCATGGATTGTTTCTTCTCTCAAAGAGAGAATGCGTCGTCTGAAATAAATGATAGAATGAGTGCTTATATACCACAAGCTATAAGAGATATAAAGAAAAATACAAGGTTTAAGGACTAACTTTAACTGCATTATGTGGTATAGTGATCATATGTGGACAGTTTATGTAGTAAAAATCAATGAAAAACAATATATTGGAATAACATCTAAAGGATTGGATTGGCGTAAACGTCGTCACTTAGTTGAGGCTAGAAGGGGTTTAACTAAAACTGTTTTTCACAATAGTCTTGCTAAAAATTATCAAATTGCTATCTGGAGCGTTTTAGATCAAGTTAATTCTAAAGAAGAAGCTATAGCACTAGAAAAAAAATACATACAAAATCTGAATACATTGTTTCCAAATGGACTTAACCTCACAAAAGGTGGA